TTATAGTACATTGTCTTTTGTATATCTGACTTCCAGAGATTCAATATCTGGAAGTAATTTCTCATGATAAATATCATTTCCACCAGCCTTTTCATAAAGCTTTCCCATCTCTAGGAATGTCTTTAATCCATCCGGTGTGATGTACCCTTGTGCCATAAAGTCTCTATGCATTCTCCAGAGAGAACTTCTAAATGATGCTACAGTACACTCATCTTGATTAGTTATAAAGTTCTGCATCAAAGTTGTAAGATCAGTAAGCTGTGTGCTCAGAGTATTTTGATTTGTTCTCAGATCATCTCTGATATTAATGGACTGGTCATGATAATTATGTTGAGACTGCTCAAAATCAGCAATTTTCTGTTCCATATCAGACAACTTCTTCTCTAAAGCTTTCTTCTGTAGAGATGCTTTTGTTTCGAGACCAAGAACATCAAGAAGTTTCTCCCATCCAGCTTTTAAAGCTATAACAAGCATTGCACAAAGAAGTAAAGATATGATCACATTGATCTCACCAAACTCATGGATTTTCTGTATCTGTTCAATACCCATGACGTACCTCCTTATGCCTTAATGATATATTTGGCTGATACATAGCCAACATATTCTTTTTTAGTGATTGATACTTTGTACCATCTGTCACCTTTAGTATCTTTTGTAACTCCGAGGACATTAATAAGATTGTCTTTATTTAACATCGGATACTCTGGAAGTAACGGATGTTCAGTACCGGGTTTTTTGCGAACATTCAATTTACTTGCAGTTACTTTTCCTACAAATGGATATTTTTTTGTAGTTGTTGCAGCAGGAGTATTAGGATTTTTAATGTTAGATTTTTCTACATACCCTATATATTTTGCAGCGATACGAACCTGATATCTTGTACCAGATTCACCGATGATATCCACAAGATTACCTGCATTAAGTTTAGGATATGTACTTAACTTAGAAGCTCCTGTAGCGCCTGAGAATACATCTGTTCCATTAGCTGTACAAGAACCTACCCATGCAGTATAAGATGGCTGTACAGGTGCAGGAGATGATGTAGAAGAGGTGTTAGAAGTTAAGATGGATGTGACAATAGAATAGTCTGGACGACAAAACTTTGTCCCAGGGAGATTTGAATTATAATAACTCTTAGCATAAACTCCACCACCATTTGGAACAATAGAAGAGCCTCCTGAAGTGTTACCTTCAATAGTATAAAATTTATCTCCTTCGACTTTTGTTACTAATCCAGTATGAGCAAATGTACCATTACGATAGAAGATTACAATGTCTCCTCGCTGTGGATTTGCATACTTTGTGAAGAGATTTCCAAGAGTAGGACAGTATACATAAGGCCAATGTTTAAGGAGTTTTTTAGCTACATCAAGACCGAATGTTTTCATCATGCACCAACTCACAAACGCTGCACACCAAGCCTGTGCCTGATACTGAGGATATACGTCTCTCCAGTATTTAGTGTAGTTATTGTAACCTGCATTTGCAGTTTTATCATCAAGCTGAGAATTAGATTTCTTCTCTAAATATCCAACCTCATTTTCAGCGCAAGCAATAAGAGCATCAATAGCTTTATCTTTATTCATAGTATCACTTCCTTGTGTAGTTGTTGGTTTGGGAGAGTCTGTAGAAGTAGTAGAAGATTTAGAATAGTCTTTATAGAATACACTTCGATCGGTTTTTGTTGGAATACCAGGAATGGTTGCCTTACTAGAGTATTGCCATCCAATAACACCAGTAGAAGCAGGAACTCTTAATCTTTCCTGTAATTCACCGGTATCATTATTAGGATATCTTGCTGTCCATACATCGTACTTTTTAGCACCTTCTGGTAGTTGATACTGATACCAAGAATAACCACAGTAAATACCAAATTTATATCCAGCTTTGACAATAATAGCTCTAAATGCTTCAATCATTTTCATCATTAAACTGTCAGATAAATTCTCCTGACATTTATCCTCTATATCAAGAAACACAGGATAATCCAGTTTTCTTTTATTCAATGTTTTAATAACTACATTTGCTTCATTTTTAATTTGAGCAATAGTAGTAGCATAGCTGTATTTATAGACTCCAACAGGAATTTTATTCTCAATACAGCCTTTATAATTAGGTTCGAATGTGCTATCAACAATATTTCCTTTTTCTGTAATTCTTAGGATAGCGAAGCCCATTCCATAACTAGCAACAGTTTTCCAGTCGATGTTTCCATTCCATCTGGAAACATCAATTCCTTTAATTTCTGCCATAATATCAAGCCTCCTTTTAGTCAATAAAAAAGAGAGGCTTTTAATCCTCTCTTTCAAGTTCTTTCAACATATTAAGTTCTGATTCAGAAATAATCTCAAGCGCCCATTCATCTGGCACATAGTTTTTCATTCGCTTACTCATATTATTTTTTCTATAATATTTATTCCAGAAATACAGATTCCCAAGAGCACGAGCTTTATGCATAACACATATATAAGTAGCTTTTGAGTCAGGAGTACCATTCACTTGATAATCATAACCAGAACAATTAGAACATCCTGCAGCTATAGGACAATAGAAACATTCATCTGTACTCTGTGTCCTTCTATCTATTTTTGCCATACAATTAATTCTGCATTTATAACATTCTGTGCATCCTATACCATTATCTACATCACCAATAGAGTACGGTTCTTGCTCTCCATTAAGAGAAGATTCCATATATCTGATACATGGAAATATGCGACCTTGAGGATCGCAAGCAATCATTGAATTACCAACGCCTCCACACCAACTTTGTAAATCATCAGGATCTTTAGGCTGAAAGAAGTCTTCATTATAAAGGGAACAGAAGAAATCACGTTCAAAATCAAAATTCTGTTCCAAGAAATAATCAGATATACGTTTCATTTGATCATAAAGAACAGTTGCATGTACAGGTGTCCAACCCTTTTCATATACACAATTGGCATTGATTTCATCATATCCAAGATCGACCATATGCTTAATAGCATCGTATAGAAAGCTGATATTGCCCGGAGCAATTGTGATCTTGCTTCCCATATGATTTCCACGTTTCATCCAATCTGACGCAGCATCGACAGCTATGTCATAACTTGGACCACCATCTGGAAAAACTCGACAGGAATCATGTAATTCTTTATTCCCATCAATAGTAACTGAGAAAGATAATCTATTGGCCCACTTACGAAGAAATGCTTGTACTTTTTCGTCTCTGTATAAAACACCATTTGAACAAATAGAGAACATAGTTTTCATGGCCCAAGGATGATCCAACTCTATGAGTTTATCCATAATATAAGTACAGATTTGATCTATAAGCTCTATCTCAAGAAAGGGTTCTCCTCCAATGAAATCTACAACCAATCCAGGAGATTTCTCTGGATTGATATAAGATTTAAAACCTTTTTCACCTGATACAACTAAATCAAAGAATTTCTTAGCTGTTTCAAACGACATTCGATTTTTTCCTTTGTGTCCTTGGTAACAATATAGACACGCAAGGTTGCAATCATCAGTTACTTGAAAAGTGATACTCTGTGTTAATATTCTTTGTCCGTCATCGGTTTTTACCTTTTTAGATGGATAAAGTCTAGCTATCTGGTCCGAATATTGTTCTGTCCTTTTCATGCTATTCCCTCTAATTCTGGAATCTCACAATTACATTTAATAGTAATAGTCATTTCGTCAGAATTATTTGGAATAATCCAACTATACTGATGACCTTCGAGGTATTCTGGGATGTATTCCTTTTCCATCTCATTTGCAAGAGCAGCATACTTTCTCTGTAATTCTGCACCACGTTTATTGTAAGACATAAGAGTATCTCCATTGATGAGTTCTAAATCGCTTGGATGTGATTCAATAACTCTCTGTACAATGTCTTTTATGAAGTTTAATTCAAAATTAACTCTTTCAAGTTCTGTAGCTTTTTCTTTATCAACCTTTACGATTATTTTTCTCATATCCTTATATTCCTTTCATTCTTAATTATTTATCAGAAGCTGTTTCCGTTTTTTCTTTAGTTTCTTCTTTAGTTTTTTCTGTTGTTGTTTCAGTGGTCTCAGTAGGAGCTATGGTTTTATCTGTAGCTAATGAGATATTAATAACACTTCTTTCATTGGAGATTTCTTCTGAAATACTTTCAATTTTCATTCCAGTATAATCTTTCTGGGTATTCCCATAAATAATTTTAAAACCTGTTCTATTTTCATCAGTAATCATATCCTTAATAGTGTTTAAAGATTTATCAGAATTGAAGATAGAAATAGTAGCCACGATATTTCTATTCATATCATTTCCCAACCCATCTTTATATCCTTCATATGAATATGTATCGTTAGCACGAGTAATAGTTAGTTCTTGTCCATCTTTTAAAATAAGTTTCATAACAATTCCTCCTGTAATTTAAACATGGACCAAAGCATTACACTTTGATCCATGATCCGTTTTGTTTTACAAATATTTTTCCTGATTTACGGGTGATTCGACAGAAACCATTTCCGGTATGCCCTGTTTCATTTGTTCCATCAGGTGATTTAAATGATTGATTTCCTGCTATAGTTTGCGCATTGGTAAGGTAGTAAGAAGAATTTACATAATTACCACTTGGATAATTAGCAGCAGTAGCTGAAGTGTAAACATATCCTGAACCTCCGCCATTATAGCCTTGGTAGTTAGTGCTGTCACTATAATCAGAACATGCACCACCACCATACCATCCACCTCCACCACCGCCGGAACCATAATTATAATTAGTTCCAGAAGTTGTTGCAGAACCACCTTGACCAAACGAACCATTTGTACCTGCAGCAGTTTGTGTAGCTCCATATCCAGAAGCAGAAGAACCACCAGTAGTTCCACCGCCATATTTTGTTGTAAGCGAATTTTCTGATGATGAACCTCCGCCGCCACCAGCGACAATAACTCTAGCATAAAGATCATTTTTTCCTATACGAACATCGGTTGCACCGCCGCCACCTTGTCCATAACTACTATAATTATAAGTTCTTGAACAACCTTTTCCTCCTCCGTTAAATCCACCAGGTGTTTCACCTGTTGAAGTTGTAGCTTCTGGTTGTCCACCAACATAAATATATAAATCCGTAGAATTTTTAGTTAGAGTTATGGTTCCGACAGAATATCCTCCAGCACCACCATAATAACTACTATATGAACCGCCTTGAGCGCCCCAGCATTCTATAATATATTTTCCTCTTGGAAGTGATATAGCTTGAGCTGTTCCTGTATAAGCAAAATCCATTACAGCATTAGCGCCAGCATCATAAATTTTATTGTTCATTTTCATAAATACTGGAGCTGCTTTTTTAATTTCATTGTTCATTTTACAATGTAGAGTTTTCTTTTTGACATAACAGGTAATCCTACAATAGCCATTATCAGAATGACCAGTTTCTGTAGCACCAGAAGGAGATTTGAAAGATTCATTGCCAGATAAATTAGAAGCATCAGAAAGATAGTAAGATGAATTTAGAAGACAACCTTGAGGATAGTTAGAAGCAGAAGAGGAAGTATAAACGTAACCAGAACCGCCACCGCCACCGCCATCATCATCTCCAGAACCATCAGGATAAGTACCTTGTCCACCGTACCATCCTCCGCCACCGGCTCCACCATAACCTGAAGCGTAATAACATCCAAAACCACCGAAACCAAAACCAGCAGCACAATTAGAAGAAGAGTTTGTGGTGCCTTGTGAATTAATAGCACTTAAAGATGAATATGAAGCAGTTTGAGATCCACCATATCCATATGAACCACATCCAAAATTTCCCCTAGTACCAGATACACCACCTGCATACCCACCATTATAATTAGGACTACCATCAGAACCACCGCCGCCTGCAACGATAACACGGGCGTATAAAGAAGCACTTCCAATACGAATATCAGTAGCGCCACCACCACCTTTATAATTGTATCTATATCCACCACCATTGAAACCTCCGGGATAGATTGAATTTGATGCTGATGTAACAGAATTTCCAGATCCACCGACATATATGTATATAGTAGTTTTTTGAGTCAATGTTAAAGTTCCTGTAGAATAGCCACCTTTTCCACCATAACTAGAATTAGAACGATAACCTCCCTGTGCTCCCCAGCATTCAAGAACATATTTTCCAGGCTCAAGGGTTACAGATTGAGCTTTACCTGTATAAGCAAAATTCAATACACTCTTTTCTGAGTTTCCACCGTACACAGAAGATACAGAACAAACAGCAGTACAATTATTATCACATGAAGCTTCACAAGAAAAGCCGCATGAATTATCACAAGAACCACCACATCCACCTGTACAGGTTCCTTTGCACCCGCCAGTGCAGTCATTGGCGCAAGTGGTAGTGCAAGTAGTATTACAAGTGCCAGAACAACCACCAGAACAGGTAGAATCACAACCATAACAACCAGTATAACAACCGGAATCACAATTTCCTGAGCAATTACTTGAGCAAGATCCACCACAACTGGTGCAGTCGTTGGCACAAGAAGCAGTGCAAGTATGTTCGCAATCATAAGCACAAGTAGCAGTACATGCAGCATTGCAATCATTAGAGCACCTTTGAGCACAGGCGCTTGTACAGTCTCCATCACAGTTGTTCCCACAGCCAGTGCATCCGGTTACACAAGCATTTGTACAAGCTCCGGTACAGTCATTAGCACATTTGGCAGTACAGTCAGAACAAGTACTTCCTGAACCTCCCTTACAAGTTCCATCACAATATCCAGAACATCCACCAGTACAGTTAGTAGAGCAAGAACCACCACAAGAACCACCACATCCACCAGATGATGAATGAGTGCAGTCAGTAGAACAAGAAGTTCCGCATCCATTACTACAAGCCATAAGCCTCACCTTCCTTTCAGTCTTTTATTCATAAGTAATCCAAATATCTCCATTTTTTCCGTCACTAGCTGCAGGTTCCGTTGTTGAAAGATGAATACCTATTTCAGCTAACGACCAACTTACGTTTCCAGATCCATTTACAGATTTACTTGTATTTCCTACAGTAACGGTTCTTGTTGTTCCCCAATTAGCAGTAGTAATATTAGCTGTACCATCAAAATTCGTACCATTAATAGTTCGTGCGGTTTTTAGTTTTTTAGCAGAGCCGCCACTACCTGTTCCGTGAAATATAATCGGCATAGTTAAGCCCTCCTTTTATAAATCTATGTGTTTCCAACCAGAGTTCGTTTTTACGTATAATCCATATTGTGTTGGGTTCAAATTTGTAATTCTGCAGAATCCATTGCCTGTGTGACCAGTTTCTGCTGATCCTGTAGGAGAAGTAAAAGAAGTGTCTCCTGCGATAGTCTGAGCATTTGTGAGATAATGAGTAGAATTTAGTAGACATCCGTTAGGGTAATTTTTAGCTGTAGAAGAGGTATAAACATATCCTGAGCCTCCTCCACCCCAACGTCCATCAGAGTCAGAATCACTGTCATAGGCTCCGCCGCCACCGTACCAGCCGCCTCCTCCGCCACCACAAGAGTAGCCGGAAGCATTTCCGCCTTGACCAAAAGTAGCCTGAGTGCCTGTACTCCAAGTTATACCACCTGCAGTTTGTGAGGCACTACCGCCAGATCTATTTTGACCAGTAGTATAAGAACCGGTAGTGTTATTATAATAGCCATCTCCACCATATTCTCCACCGCCACAACCACAAGGATTAGCATTGGCACTTGTTACACCAGCTCCGCCGCCACCTCCGGCTACGATAACTCTTGAATATAGAGAATTTTGACCTATACGAACATCTGTAGCTCCTCCACCACCTCTACCAGAAGAAATACCAGTTCCTCCACCATTGAATCCTGCAGCAGTAGAAGAGGAAGATCCAGCTCCGCCAACAGATACATAAACAGTAGTCGTTTTAGTAAGAGTAATTGTGCCTTTGGAGTAACCACCGTATCCGCCTATGTAACTACTGTAAGTTCCTCCTTGGCCACCCCAGCATTCTATTGTATACGTACCTGGTTTTAGAGTTTTAGATTGTACTGAACCTGTATAATTAAAATCCATTATGTTGTTCTTAGCATGAGTAAGATATATTACATCTGATAATTTAGTGATTTTTACATGTCCATTACCAGAATGACCAGTTTCTGTAGAACCAGAAGGAGCAGGGAACGATTGATCTCCGGCAATAGTTTGAGCATTAGAAAGATAATAAGAAGAGTTAAGTAAACAACCATTTGGATAATTTGAAGCAGTGACAGAAGTGTAGACATAACCTGATCCACCACTAGAACCGCCCGTATATCCGGCTCCGCCACCTCCATACCAGCCGCCTCCACCGCCAGAACCGCCTTCTGAAGAACCGGAACCATTGCCACCTATACCAAAAGTGCCAGCTGTGGGCATTATATTGTAAGCTGAAGTATAAGCTATTCCTCCTGCTGTTTGAGTACTATTGTAAGATGAATTATAGTTTGATAAGCCTAATATTCCACCGCCAGCGGCACCTTTAATTGTCCATCCTGTTCCAGAACCGCCGCCTGCAACAATTACTCTTGCATATAATGAATCAGTTCCGATCCTTATATCCGATCCACCGCCACCAGAACCTCCGGAACCACAAGTATAATTTGACCCACCGCCGTTAAATCCACCATTAACAGTAGAATAGCTACCGGTATTTGATTTAGTTTGTCCTTTTCCACCAGAATATATATATACTTTTTGTGTTTTACTTAATGTAATGGTGCCAACACTATATCCACCAAGACCACCAACTGCATTTATATTAGAATTACCATTAGATGATCCATTCCCACCTTGAGCGCCCCAGCATTCAAGTTTATATGTACCAGGAGCCAATGTAGCAGTTTGAACCGAACCAGTATAATCAAAATTCATAACAGAACCATTATAATTAGCAGATCCAACGCCGTACATTTTGTTATTATTTAATTTGAAATAAAAAGCAGTAGCCTTTTTCATTGAATTGTTTATTCTGGTATATAGCGCCGTATTCTTGCATTCAATAACAGTAATTCGACAATAGCCGTTCCCAGAGTGCCCTGTCTCAGATGAACCTGTGGGAGATGTAAAAGAAGTGTTACCTGCTATGGTTTTAGCAGCAGATAAGTAATAAGAAGAGTTTAATAAACAACCTGACGGGTAATTAGAGGCTGTAGCAGAAGTATAAACGTAACCAGATCCTCCAGGAGAGCCAGATGTGTCACTTCCACTGCTACCGGTAGCTGGAGTTGTTTGACCACCGGCTGGATAAGCACCATACCATCCACCGCCACCACCTCCACCATCATAGGAAGTATGACCACCGATTCCAAAATATCCACTTGGAGCAGTTTGACTACCAGGTGTTCCAGAACCTGAAGTTCCGCCAGTTTCACCGCCACCATATCCGCCAGTTTCGTTGTCTTCACCGCCACCTCCGCCACCTCCAGCTACGATAACACGAGCATACAATGAATCGGTACCAATACGGATATCGGATGATCCACCGCCACCACCAGCACCTTCGCTTGTGCTGGAAGCCCAAGATGAACCACCATTAGGAAATCCACCATCTGCTTTACCGTTGCCACTTATGCTACCAACTCCACCAGTATAAATATATATAAGTGTTTTTTGGTTTAGTGTAATAGTTCCAGCGGAGTATCCACCTTTTCCGCCCATACCAACCTCTATTCCTGAATTAGAAGAACTGTATCCTCCTTGAGCACCCCAACACTCCAACTTATATGTACCTTTAGGAAGTGTTACAGTTTGGACAGTACCAGTATAATCAAAGTTTAAAATATCACCAGTTTTAATATTACTCATCGCCATACACCACCCACATATCACCAGGTTTACCATCAGTTGTCTTAGGTTCTTCAGTAGAGAATGTCACATTTCTCAACTGAGATTTCATAATATCTGACTGATAAGCAGTTACAGCTCCATTAACGACCGGTTTATTCTTCAATCCATTGTAATCAGTTGTACCCGGATCACCTTTATCTCCATAAACACCTATAACGGTTGCATCTGTATACAAATGATTATTGTTTGTCAAAACAAATTCATGATAACACCACAAATATTTATTTGTAGATGTCATAACTTGAGCGGAAGTCGCCCATCCAGTAGTTGATCTGGTCACTCCCTGCGATTTAGGACTTGCAAGATAATGAGGGATAACACTTGAAATTCCAACTCCCTGATCACCTTTAGGTAATGTAAAATTCAATATAGCATCTGTATCAGTGCCAGAATTAGTTACTGCAGCTGAAGAACCAGTTTCGGCAGTACCAATTTTAATAGTTGCATTCTTACCAACTCCGGCAAGACATTGTTCACCTTTATAAATTGCCATGTTATCGCCTCCTTTTATAAATCATTTCTTATAACAATAGTAATGGGAATATCTACAGTTGGTTTCTCGGTTGCTTTTATAGTAATTTGATTTGTAGTCTGTCCTCCGTCAGCTAACATTGCATTTTGATAAGCTTCAATAGCAGCAGATGAAGCATTAGAAGCATAATCTATTTCTACAATATTTGAAGAAGTTACTCCAGATACGGATAATACATAACTATATGGAGCAGAAGATCCAGTCCATTTACTTGCTGTGAGAGTAGTATTAACAAGTGTACTTTTCTTCGCATATGTTTTTTCTGATTTAGTACTTGAAAACGCACTGTTGGCTGTTACAGATGAGTCGTTAATAACATTTGCAGAATCATATTCATCAATAACATTGTAATAGGTATTTGCATTTAAAGTTCCAGCTTTCTTTTTTGCAAGATAGTTAGCTTTTGTAATTTCAACAGGAACATTAAGTCCCATCTGAGATAAGGTAATATCAGCAGTACCATCAAAAGATGCGTTACCAATTTTTCTAGGTGTGGATAATTTATTTGCTGATGTAGCAGCACCGCCAGCAGAAGAGGATCCTGCATAGTTATGAGTATGAGATGATGGTGCGAATGTAGATGGCTTACCTGTAACATTACCCCAAGCAACAGAATTTGCACTGCCAGCACTATTCGCATAAGATGCAGTACCGCTATCAGTACCAGAAACGATACTACTATATGCTTGTTTATGAAGTGCGGTACCAGCAGCTGCAATAGTAGCATAACACTCGGTAGATGTTTTTGCATCTGTTGCAGAGGTTCCACTTACTTCTGAAGAATTGACCAGCACCCAAGTTCTGCTAATACCACCACGCGCACCACTTGCAAGTGTACGGAAACAAGTTCCAGCATACGATCCTCCTGTTTTAAAGAAGGCATCTGCGTAAGTCTTTCCAAAAACATTGTAAATTCCGACTTGTACGCTATCCGCACTTAAGCCACAACGAACCAGCCATTTTACTTCAACTGTCGATGCTAAGCTGCTGTTATTCGTACGTAATACAATTCGTACAATACCGAAGCCACCACCACTATAATCCTGTGAGATAAAGAATGTGGTTGATTTATCTGAATAGCTTGCAGCAATAGTATCCAGTTTTGCGAATCGATGGAATGGATAATTGTTTTTGTCGCCTACACTCGCAGACGAACTATAAAATCCGATATTTGCAGAGGAGTTACCACTACCATCATAGTTAAAACTTAGCGTGATGTCAGTTCCACCAGATACGGTTCTAGCAGTTGCTAGTTTATTTGCGGAGTTTGCAGCACCACCAGAACTAGAACTTCCTGCATAATTGTGCGTATGAGAGGTAGGAGATTTCCCGTTAAGAGCAGAAGTAATAGCATTTTGAGTCATGGTACCATCTGTAGCCGACCCAGTTTCAGTATAAAGCTTAGTTATTCCTAAGTAACTTGATGTACCTACAGAATATGTCGTATTTGTAGGGATTACCCATGCACCATCTGCACGAAGAAACTTTAATTGTTCTCCTATATTAGGTGCAGGAACAAGACCAGCACTTCCGGCAGAAGAAGAAGTAGCACCCTTCATGTTTCCATAAGTATGATCGGTAAATAATGCATCTGCAGGCACTGACTTACCAAGTGTATATGAACAAGCTACTGGCTTACCACCTGAGAAATATACTGGCTGAGTTGATGATCCAGCATTAGAAGTAAGAGCAGCGGCAGATGATGCGCTACCTGCAGAAGTAGCATATTTTACACTTTTTGTGGCATCAGCAGTATTGTCAACGTTGCCTAATCCGACTTCACTTTTAGTATGCGTATGTACTTTTGTAGCTTTTTCAGCTAATTTACTATTCATCTCAGTCTCGGTATAATAACGTTCATCATGATTATGAGACGCTGGTGGATAGCTGCTAGGCTTTTCAGTAACTCCAGACCATGGTACAGAAGTAGCAGTTCCGGCAGTATATACTGAATAACCAGCCTCAGAAGATAATTTGCTCTCATCAACAACATAATACATTTTTTCAGTCTTAGTTACTTTTACGGTATCACCAAGCTGAATATTAGCAGTAGTAAGTTTAAAACGTGCAGTATCATCTTCAACAATAACCAGACGTTCTAATGCTCCATGGGGAAGCCTTGCAATATCAATTGTTCCAAAGAGTTTACTTGCGTTGAGAGAAGTAATAGTTGAATCATTATGATTATGCGCAGAAGGAGTATAGGTAGAAGGTTTTCCTGTAATGTTACCCCATGCGACACTACTTGCAGTCGCAGCATTTCCTGTAACATTTACCGTCAGATTATTAGTAACAGGATTATATTTAAACTTATCGCTGTATGCTCGCTTTGTCTCTGTGGTAGAGTCAGAAAACCAAACATGTCTAGCTGCATCAGCAGTACCTTCTCCAGCGGATACATTTGTAGCTGTTCCTGCAGTAGTTGCACTATCAGCAGTAGTTGCATGTTTTACACTCTTATTTGCATCTGCTGTATTATCTACATTACCAAGTCCTACCTGAGCTTTTGTATGAGTATGCCCGGCAGAAGAGTAAGCACTTGAATTTGTATATGCAGCAGATCCTAATCCGTGAACAGGAACAGTAGTTTTATTACCATCTACAGTGAGTGTGATTTTTCCGTTTTCAGTACTTTCTGAGATAGCAACAGACTTTACGGCTTTTGCTAGAGTAATATAAGTTTTGCTTGAGCTATCCCAACGATAAATAGTATTCGTAGCAGTATTTATATAAATAGTATTTATATCTCCAACAGACGGAAATAACTTATTGGAAGCATATGGAAGTATTTCTTTATGATTAGCTATACTTGTCTTCAAATAACCAACCAGTTCTGTTAATCCAGTGAGATTAAGAAATTGTTCTTTCATTTTGCATTAGTCACATCCTTCCATTTTTATTTTTAAAATAGAAGGAGAGCATTGCAGCTCTCCTCCCAATAAAATCAATTGTATTTTTACGCAGTAAATAAACCTTTGATAGCCGCACTTGGAATTGCTTCATATCCATCTCCAACAAGCCCCTTAAGAGCGGTGATATCAGATGTGTTCTTAGCAATCTTCGGTTTTTCAGTAGCAAGATCTTTTTCTACAGCAGTAATTTTGCCTTCTGCTGTATCCATTCTGCCTTTAACAGCAGTAATATCTTCTGCATTCTTTTTATCAGCAGCTTCTAATGTAGGTAATTTCTTTTCAAGAGCATCAATTCTACCTACAGCAGCTTCAAGATCAGCAGCTTTTGCATACTGAGAAAGATCAGAGTCTGCGAGAGCTTTAGATACATACTCAGCAATATAGCTTACAATATCTTTGGATGTAGCAGATTCTGGAAGAGTACCGATAAGAGTCTTCAGCTTTGTGATATCCTCTTTATTTGTTTTGATCTGAGAATTCATTGTAGCAGCATCAGATGTATGTGTAGAAATCCAATCAGAAATCTCTTTCAGTGTATCATATGCTTCTGGAGCATCTGCGACGATTTTAGCGACTGCATCTGCAACAGCTTTCTTTACTGATCCGTCACCAGTTCCATTAAGAGTACTGATTGCTGCGGTATTAGCTGCAACACTGGATTTCAGAGCAGAATCATCATATGTGCCTGTTTTTACAGCTTCTTTGATATAAGCAACTACATTTTTAGCTTTTGCATCAGCAGGAATGGTACCAACATAAGACATTACTTCTGTTTTTGCTGTGTTAGCAGCGCCAGCAGCATCGAAATCTGCAACAGTCTTTCCAGAATCTACCAGATTACCATTTTCATCTAATCCTGCAAGATGACCTTTTACTGTACCTTTTACTTTGTCAGCTTTTCCTGTTGGCTGAGGAATAGTAATAGTAAATGCTGCTTCATCAATAGTTACTGGAGCAGTTTTTGTGTAGAAATAAAGTGTGTATCCGTCTTCTGACTGAGATACTGTTTTAATTGAGTTTTTGACAGCCTCACTGATTTTAGAGTCGATCTGTACGTTATGCAGATTTAAAAACTCCTGAAGATTAGAAAGTGTAGCGAACTGTAATTTTGCCATAATTAGTTTCCTCCTTGAAATATATTTGTTAAATCTTCGGAATCAATACCTCCGAGTTTTCGGTCTAAAGCAGAGTCAATATGTTCATCTAAAACATCCAGAACAGTTTCTTCAATGATATTTGAAACATATTCTTTTACAGAATCAGCACTTGCAAAATTCTGTTCATTAATCCAGCTTTCAGTGATATAACGATCAGTCGTATATTCACCATCTTGCTGAATGAAATACAATGTAATAGATTTTCCTTGCATTTTTGTGATTGTTGTGCTGGAAGTATCAGCATCATGAGATACAAGATACAGAACATCGTCTGCAGAAGATTGAACAGTAGTATTGTTTCCGCCAATGATACATTGGCCTTTTACTTTATAAATACCATCATCGAGTGATGATATCTTCACAGGAACAGTAAGTGTACCTATAAGATTTACAATAGGTACGTCAGATAATTTGTTATAAGATAAGCTGTTGATATAGTCTACAACAGTGGACTTATCTTCAAGATTACCGATTATATTATCTAAAAGAGTAGAAAGCTCAGAAGACTTGACATAATTATCCAATCCGATTGTTTTCTTGACCTCTTCAATAATATGACCTTTATCTTCGTCAGTCATAGATATGTCATAAGAGAAAAGCAGTTTATCTCCGGAGAAAAACATAAGGTTTGATCCGATGCATTTTACATCTGTAATCTGTTTATCACCTCTGACATATTCTAATGTGTTGTCGATGGTCACCCACGCTATACTCTTACTGTCTTGGATGTAACAAAGTCCTGGGTATTTTAGCACCCCTCTTTGTAAAGCCTTTTCTGCAATTTGCTTAGTTGATGCAGAATACCAGGTTGGAATTAACGCCATGCTGTGATCACCTCTTCAATTTGTCATATTCATATTTTGAAATTTCTTTTATTGCATAAATGTCATTATCAGGCGGAAAATTATAGAGACCTTCAATGTGCCATCCATATTTTCCGTCTGAACTTAAAATAGCCTGTGCTTCTGTGATATCACATAGAAGCAACAGACTATGTTTTTCCTGATATTTGATATACAGGATATGATTAAGGACATCTACGACTTCATCATTTTTGATTACTTTATAATACATGTGATATCCTCCTTATAAGAGGGGAATAGTTACCCCTCGCATGAAATTGAGAACATAAGTAAAATTCCAGAATTCTGTCCTGGATAAGAGAATCCATATGTTGCACCAGATTCATTAACCGTATACAGCCAGTTTGCAACTGTAGCATTTGGAGATCTGGTCCAATAAGATTCATACTCTGCAGGAGTAGAAGATTTTGCTTTCTTTCTGGTATCATCATCTGTGAAATAAGCAATAGGAGCATTTGTTTCAGAAATATATGGTTCAGAAGTAGCAGTAGGATCAACTTCGTACAGAGATGGAACATAGAATCTGCAATTAGATACAGAAGTGTCATTAGACTTGTTACCGACAGAAGAATATATTTTAACTGGTTTGATCAACGCTTTCCATAAAGGAGAGATTGCCTTAACCATACGAGTATTCAACCATGTATTTAATGTAGAATCAGCCCATCCACCTGCATTTGTGCTCTTATTATTATAAGGTTTTTCTGTACCAAGTAGATTAGAAGCAACAAATGTAATGTTAGCTCTCTTTGAAGCAACGTCAGATAGATAATATCCTTTAAACTTAGCTACTTCCATTGGAATAATTTCATGAATCCAAGAAGCAATATCCATACATTGTTCTTCACCAAGATCTGCGTACCAGACTTTAGCCCAATGTACAATGCCTTTTGCAAAGTTTTCATATGCTCCGTCGTCAGCTTTAGAACATCCAAATACGAGAGTGGAACTATGCTCTGGAATCCTGATCGCATTCAGAGTAGTAGAAGATACTTCTTTTCCAGTCATGTTTGAATTGTATACATAAAGCTTCTGACTTCCAGCTTCATGACGGAATACAATAATCTCTCGATTTGTTCCAGCAGATGGAGTTATACTATCAGTATTCCATGAGAAACGAGGTTCCTGAGAATACCAAAGTCTGAATCCATTTGAACCATCACCCTGAAAACACTGAGCAAGAGTGGAGTTTACACTATTTCCTGAATCAAATTCAAAGTCAATAGCAATCGTAAAGTCTCTGTCTTTTTCCATGATCTTTAATCCGGTGTCAATATAGTTTGTTCCATCAAATTTAGTCGCAGTTGAAATAACTTCATGCTCTTCAATGTCGCCATAGCTATAATCAACACCAAGTTTGAAATCTAATGTATCTTTTAATGATAATGATTTTGCTTCAAGTCCCATTTTCATAAGAGTATAAAGCTCAACCTGTGTCATATTGGCCAGATCCTTACCATCAAAGTATCCATCTACGTATTCGCAGGTTTCATATACTGCATTGATCGTTTTATTTCCATCGACAAATCCTGACTTATCCCATCCTTTAAACAGATTGTACTTATAAGCAGATTCCTCAGCAGTATATACAGGAGTGTCACCTGTATATTTTACATAAGAACCATACTGGGCAGTAGATTCTTGAAGAGATAATCCTTTAGAAACATATTTTACAGTATATTCACGGATTTTACTGTCATATACAGCAGTAATAGTTCTGTCAGCAAAGATTCCTGTCATTGAATCTTTCCATCCTTTGAAGGTATAATCAAGCTTAATTGTGCTTTTCTTTGTAGGAACAGGAATCGGATTAACTTCTCTTGTAGTAGGATCAACAGCGTTTCCACCTTTATCTACGTACTGGATATCAAGGATAGTATTACTTTCATCATCATTTATAAATGTAACTTTGAATTGAGTAATGATTGAATCGTAAGTAAGAACAAGGTCTGTCCAGATTCCAGGTTCATCTTCAGAACCAACAAATTCTTTATATTCCTGCTGTCTGACTACAGGAACATGAACAGATCCAGTAAGAATTGACTGCTCAGTAGTAGCGCCATTATCATCAATACCGGCAAGTTTTGATAATTTCAGAAGAAGCGTAGTATCATCAAGATTCCATGAGATACCAGTAATTGTTACGGTACGAAGAGTATTAATAGCAGCATTTAAGATAGCAAGAGCATCTACGATAGAATTCTGACATACAAATGTCTGTAAATTATCGTATCCTGCAACCTTAAGATCAGTTAAGTCTTTGAGGTTCTTGAGTGTAAGAGTGTTGATAGAAGATGGGAGAGAAGCATGAGCAATCTTACCATGATTAGCAAATAATACAGATGTAACAATAGTTCCATCAGCATAAAGATTAATAAGATTTTCACATGCAGACAGGTTAACAGATCCTGTAAGATTTGGACAATTACGAATATCCAAAGTCTCAAGAAGAGTATTATTACCCATATTAAGAGATGTCATAAAAGTATTCTGATATCCAGCTGTATTATTACCAATGATAAGAGTTTTCAGCTTAGAAGCCTTTGAGAAATCATTATCATGAATATAACAAGCAGAGAGGTCATTTAGTGCCTCAATTCTTGATGCAGCATAGATAAGAATAGCTGTATCATCCATATTTGTTAAGTCCGTAGTAATCTGATATTCTTGTCCGGCTTTTGCACGTACCTGAGTAGTTTCTGGTGAATTACCATAAAGTACAGAAATATACATATCAGAATAAGGAATGATTTTCAGAGTATAATCTGGTTTAACTACAACTTTCTTAGGTGTATTACATCTGAACATAATCTGATCAGACTTTACATCTGTATGTAAGAATTTCGTTCCCATATAAATATGCTGGTCACGTTCCCATTGTCTGAGATGATATTTTCCACGTCCATTCATCATCTCATTAAGGAATCTTACTGTTCCAGCACGATATGTTCTTATATACAATCTTTCATAGTGGATTCTCCACAGTTCTTCTGGGAACTGATTCTGCCATGCTTCATACTCATTGATTAAGTGGGAGTCTGACCAACAGTTAGAGTCTACAGACTGATACATGTTTCTTAATTCTTGTGTAAATACATCACGTATTCTGCACCACAATACAGATTCAGCAGCATTGAAAACATAACCAGATGAAGGATTTCCTTCTTCTTTATAGTCAGTATCTTCCTTACCATATGGGAATGACAGCTCACCTGAATTATTAATACCAAGCTGAGTGTCCATATCATATGCCCATAGATCAAATCTATAACCATTATGCAGAGCAGCCGCATCATCATCTATAGTATAATATTTAGCTTTATCACCCATAGTTGTAGCTTCTTCCTGAGTGATATAATGTTTTGCCCAATGCGGGAAAACATTCTTGGCTCTATTGTCAATCATACTATATCTGAGTGTAACTAAATAGAAATAGAGCATTGCATCCTGAATACACCAATCTTTCAAGCCATCTTTAAATTCTTTATCACTAGACGTAATTACAAACTCATAGAAGTCTCTCCAAATCTGTTTGTTATCTGTACGTATTTTCTTTTTTGCTTCATCAGAAGTAAGAGCAGAACCATCCTTAGAATCGCCGCAACAATCATATCTGAATTCAAATGATCCATCCCAGTTATTATACAGAGCATCATATGCTGTATTACCAGTTTTCCATTCAGCTTTACTGATAGGATATTTCATAGTTCCATCTTGGTTTGTTATACCGGTCTGGAATGCAGAGTTTGGAAGAGTATTGTCACTGATTTCAATACAGAATTCTTTCATATCCTCTGGATCATAAGCTCTTGTAATATCAGTCTTCTTTGAATCTCCCATATTACCGAGAGAGTAGAAGTGCCAGTCTGTATCCTGAAATTCTCTATGAGTAGTAATATCAGGATCAGATTCTTTAATAAAGATTACACAGTTGACAAATTCCATAGAGTTTTTAACTTTAGGATCTCTACGTACCGCAGGACTTTCATATGGTAAAAAGTCGTTGAATCTCTTCTGTCCTAATGCATTAGTTGCCATATTTGAAGATGCTACATTTACTTTAAAATTCCACCAATTATTTGGAACAGAGTTTCTTGTAAGACTAATCTTACCAGTTCCGTCCTCATATTTTGTGCCATCACCAAGAACTAACTCTGTTTTATAGTTAGGATCAAGAGGAATCTTACTATTGATCTGATGTACACCATCCGCACAACAAATAACATCAATATTTCTGGCAGCAAAACCATATTCATTACTTGTAGTTCCCTGTCCGGCGTGGAAACAGTTAATAAATTTCCAGTTATCTAATTTAGGATCCCCATTCTTATAAATACATTCCATAGAAGTATTTTTAACAAAATCCTTCTTGTCATTTGTGAAATGCGGCGCTTCAATTTTGATTACTCTTAGATTCGGGCAAGCATTAGCTACAGAATCTGGAGTAAGAGCATTGTTGTCATTGTAGATCTGGTTTCTATTATATCTTGCAATCATTTCATCTGAATCTCTGGCATCTGCAATAAAGTTAGCAAGAATGTCAGAATCTGTGAGAGAAGCAGAATAAGCTTTCATTCTATAAATCAACACATCACAATCCGGAGAACCGATAGTAATCGGAACAGGAGAATACTGGTGCAGTCTATGAGAATTATCATAAATAAGAGGTCTTCCTCCAACTCCGTCTTCATAAGTCATAATGATAGAAGTTGCAGATGTGTCTTTTGTATCAATTGTATTGATATTATATTCAAATTCAATAATATCCTCTTCGCTATATGGAAAATATAAGCTGTCAGTAGAAGTGTTCACGTATGCTTCATGAACATCCATTTTAATACCTACGTCAGAGCCTTCAGTACCATCAATACATGATAAGAAAGTAGCAGAAGCATTGCGAACATTCTGAGTCTTAAATACAAATTTGAATTCAGAACCAGTCTGTTTCGGGTCTTTTCCGAAGAGATTATAATTAATCTGAGCAGTTGTTCCAGCTTTTACACAGAAATACTGGTTTCCAGAAGCATCAATCTGGTATCCACCATTATCCCAGTCAAAGTTATCTGATACTGAAAGAGTAATAGCAGAGTTATTTTTATCGGTCCAGAGTCTGTCGGTATCTCCATTGGATTTTCCAACAGGGTTAAAATCAAATGCTAAGTTGGCTATGATTGGTTCAACATCAATATCAAGTTTAGTGATATTAACTGATAAAATCTTAGTCACTTTACGACATGAGATGGTCAGGTTATGTTTTCCTTCAGTGGATGACTTATAACTCCAGATTTGAGCAGAACGATTTACAGAAAGAGTGCTCTGTACTTTACCATCAATTGATAGTTTTACAGAGGCTGGATTGTGATCAGGATCATATACAACATATTTAATACTTGTTGCCTGATACTGTTGTGCTGTAAATTCCTGTTGAGCACATCCAATAATAGGAGTTCTATTTGTAGGATCAACACAAATGATATCCTTACAAATAGTATTTGAGGTTATTTCTTTATTGTTAATTGTCGCAGTCATATATACTTTGAGTAAATGGCTGCCATGTTCCTGTTTAGGAATATTATAAGACATAATTCTGCCGGAGGACTGAGTTTCAACAGTGCCTAAGTCTTTTCCATCAAGAATAAAATGAAGAGTCTTATTGACATTTCCGTAAGGTGTATACCTAAATACTACATCTGTATTTGTATATAACAAAGTATCATCAAATGTGCTTTCAAGTTTGAATTCTACAATAGTAACAGTCCATGTCTTAGTGGCAAGTGTCCCAAAACTGTCGGTAATAGTTAATCTAATAGTATTTGCACCGACATTAAGATATTCAGTAATATCAAAACTATTGTTTCCTTGCGCAGCCGTATTCGTAGCTACAATAGTATTACCAACTTTCCACACAGCAGTACCGGCTCCAGTTGTATCACCAGTATTATCTACAGATGAAAAACTATATTCAATAATTGCTTTTGAACCAAGTAAGAAAATAGCATCTGCATTTGTGATTCTTTCAATAGTAATAGTAGTAGTATCTGAGGAAGATCCTCCACCACCTTCAATTTTAAAGCTTTTCTGGATTTCTCCATCCTTTAAAAATGTAAAAATACTATTTTCGTATGTAACATCGTACTCTGCAGCCGCAGGATTTTTCTTGATTTCTTCAATGGCGGCTTTAACATCTGTAATATCTGTATTAATTCCTTCAAACTGAGTATCATAAGAAGTCATATTTTGTTTCAAGATATCTACAGCATTTTTGGCCTCATCAGATTTTGTAGTAGCACTTTCTACTTTTTTCTCAATGTTTGAAATAGTAGTTTTTATCTCTGAGACAGCAGTAGTATTGGCATTTACATTCTTTTCGATTTCAGTTCTAGCTGTTTCAAGTGGACCAATTCGATTAGAGATTACTGTATCTTTCTCGTCCATTTCTGCTTCAAGTTCCTGCTTCAATGCAGCTCTCCACTCAGCAGATGGCTCAATAGAACTAAGTTCTACAGTCTGAATAATAGTTTCTCCATCTTTGAATACTAATGAACCTTTTCCATTGACAACAGAATACTTAACTATGAGGTTTGCAAGACTGTTAATAGTAATAGGTTCTCCAATAGGTTCCGTTCCATCTTTAAACACTAAATTTCCAGTTGCGTTGTCATATTCAACTTTTAAGTTCTTTAAACTGTCAATACCGGAAATAGCAGTGTTTAATTCTTTGACTTTTGTATCAACTTCTGTTTTTGTATAATATGCTTTCAGAGATTCAGTTACTGTTCCATTAAGATCATTCATAACAGATGTTTTTACATCTGCCTTTATATCATCTACATTAATAGAAGCAGCAGAAGCTTTTGCTTCATCTGCGTATTGTTTTGCTTCGGCTACATGACCAAGAATCATATTTACAAAACTTGTATACCAATCTTCAGAAGGTTCAATGATTCCGTCATAATTTAATCCTTGAAGAACAGTAAACTTACCATTTGGTTTGGTTCTCCAAATATAATTGTTTCCTTTTTCATTTACGCCAGTAGCCATAATTTCAAAAATTATATCTCCGGCATTTGCTGTAACAGCAGCATCAATCAACCAACCAAATCGAATATAAGTATTGTTGGAAGCTACATTGATAACTGTCGCTACTTTACCTTTTTTCTCAGCTACAGATTCATATCTTATCTGGATGAGCATATCCATAAGATCCATACCATCCCAATATCTTGGAATCCTAAATGGCATATACTGGCTGTTTTCTTCCTGCATAATATTAATCTGTGTAGCATCAACGGCAATATTTTTTAAGTTATCCACTGTTGAATATGCATTGTCTTGATATTTGGTATATACTTCATAACGACCATCAGTACATAATGTATATTCCTCAGTGTCTACGGCTAACTCAGCACTCAAAGTCATTGCCGAATTAGCCGCAGCAGCAATTTTAGAATCTTTAAATGACATATCATGACTCCTTTACTTTAATAATTTATCCAGATCGACAACCTGATCAAGATGAACAACTCCATCCTGTGTGCCATCAGGATCTTTACCTGTCATATCTTCGGCTACCATAGCAGAAAGATCTTTTACAACGATACCATTTCCGGTATCTTCACCATTTCTGTCTGTTAAAGTGATTTTTCTGTCTTCTGTATTAAGACGAATATCTTTTACCATACCTTCATAAGTCGCTTTATTCTGAGCATTGAGATCTTTAATCATTCCTTCCATAGCAAGGAGCCTCTGATCAATTTCAGTAAACATTTCTGAAGGTTCATATTTATCAAATTGTACAAGTGGAGTGATATGGATAACACCTGATGTGGTCTTGCGAATATAAGAAGTGTAAGATTTGTCTTCATTTGCAATCAGTTTTAAAAATGTGAAAGATACTTCAATATCACCAGCTTCAGCAGTAAGTCCGGCATCAACGGGAATTAAATACTGGATATAATTCTGTTCATATGCAAGATCATTCGGAATCAGCTGTGTCATTTTGATTTTATTTGATATCGGAAGCTTATATTTCATATAAACAGTAGTATCAGTCATATCAATCTGTTCTCTGTATAGTTTGCTTGTCACAATCTGAATCTTATCTACATAGTTACTTCTTTCCACAATTGATTCTTTGACTGTTGTTACAACAGTATTTTCATCTGTAATTTTTAGTGTATACATAACTGCCTCCTTCCTTATTTAGTCTGAGTTTTTTCTAAAGCTTCAATTCTAGTCTGTAGTGACTTAATAGTTTCCTGCAGTGTTGTGACTGATGAATTCGCATTATCAGCACTTTTCTTGATCTCAGCAGTATTCTGAGTCAAAGTAGTAATATTGTTCTGTATTGTTTCGATATTATTGGTCATGCTAAGTAATGATGTATTGATCTGTTCAATTGAAGTGTTAGAAGAAGAATCTGCAGACTGCAGATCAGAGATAGATTTCTGTACTGCAGTCATAGATTCTTTCAATTTATCCACATCAGCTCCCAGCTGAGTAAGTTTTCTTCCAACAACAAGGGCATCAGCGAATGCACCCTGTTTAGATAATGTCATATCTGATTCAGGGAGATTAGCCAGATAATTGTAATCATACTTAACAACACCAACAGAGGTTTGAATTCCCTGAATATATGTTGCCATTATTACTCACCTTTTTCTACAAATTCATATAGTACTGTCATATCAAGCATAGACAGTTTGTCTTCATTAGATTTAAGCATTTTCTTGAGAGATTCCTCTGGAATCATCTCAACATCAAGTTCACATGTTTTATCATAAATTTTCTGCAGACTTTCTTGGATTTCAGGGATGATTTTATCTTTTATGTCATCATTAAGAACACGATTTCCTGTTTCATTACCGTTTTCGTCAACAATAGGATGTGAGTTTTCCTCTGTAAAATAAGAATCAACTAACTCCTGCTCGACCTCTGAGATTTTATCTACCTGCGCCTTAAGAGCCTTTAGATTCATTGTATTCGCCCAGAATACATCAACATCTCCTGCGATTAAATCCGCACGACTCTTCATAGAATTTAATGTTTTATACATTGCCATAATGTCTGCATTTACAATAACTTTTTTCATAATCCTTGTACTCCTTTTATATTAATATGTAACTTTATTTTCTCTGACGAGTTCTTCAATAGCATCATTTAGATATGCTTCAAAGTCAGAATATAATGTTTCGATAGCCGCTTTAGAATCTTCTGTAATCAAAGCCTTAGCTTTATCAATAGCCATCTGTTTAGCAGTTTTCTGAGCTTCTGCATCAAACTTACCTTCCTTCTTCAAAGCATCTACATAAGTCTGATTAACTGTGAGTACTGCTTTACTAATAGCATCAGTAGCAGCGTCTATATATTTTACGAGCTGATCATTCTCCAAGTTCTTTTCCTGTTCTTTAATCTTTACTTTTAGGAAGAGGATTCCATAAGTAATAAGAAGTGGAAGAATACCAGTAATGATCAGATATAATACGTCCTGAATACCCTGTTTAATATCCATAGTTATTCCTCCTAACCGACTGCTTCATTATCTGAAGAGTTTTGCTGTCTAAGTTGTTCCATTGCAGAATCATAAGTAATGCCTCCTGTGCAGTTTTCTGCACGAGCCTTTGCATAATAAGCCCAAACTGTAGGGACGAGTGTTGCTGGAATAGCAATGAGAGCGTAGAGAGCAGATAAATCTCCATAGGTCATGATTGCTTTTTCTACAAAATGAATAATCTGTAGATTAAGTAAAAGTACAGCAACAAGTATCAATTTACTTGTAGAGACTCTTGGAATATTGAATCTCTTAACCTTTGCTGCCTTCAGATTTCGTTTCATTTCAATCTGCCGATTTTGGGCTTTAATTTTCTTTAATTCAAGTTCATATTCTCGACTGGTCAAATATTTCACCTTCTTTACATAATAAAAGACCACGATTGCTCATGGCCTCTTATTTATTCAGGAATAATTCCATATACGTATGTTTCAAACTCTGTAAAGTCTTTCAGAACTGATTCTTTATTAGCTTTGAATGCTTCACCATCTTGAATGGATTTGTTAATAGAAACGTCACCATTCTTACTTACAGATGCGTTTGCATAAGCGACATTCTTTTGATTTTCTGCTTCCCCAACATAAATATTTGCACTTACATTAGTTGTTGTATTAATTTTAATCATGCTAATTCCTCCAATTTTTGTTTTATAATTGCAATTTCTCCTTGTAATGAGAGAATAGTGTTTTTAAGTTTTTGATTTTCTTGTGTGAGAGAGTCAATACGATGATGAGCTTTTTGAGTCATATGAGTGTTGAGAGAGATGAACTCAAGATAATTCATTGAATATTCATCAGTACGTCCAACAAAATTAGGCTTATCTAAAATAGATTTTGTAACTATACTATAATTTTCTGATTCAAAATTATTTTCCTTTAGATGTCTTTCTGTTTCCCTTGCTCCAAATCCAAAATGTATTTTAGATATTTCATCATCGTTTGGACGTTGTTTGAATTTATATTGAATTGGATTTAATGACATATAAAATTTATCAATAGATGGAAAATTAGTAATGCTTTTGATATTTTCTTTTATATACTCATCAGAACCAGTATTTATACCGTTAGACGCATAAACATATTTCCATCTATGTCCACTACTACCGCATGAATATGAACCATCACCATCTGGATACATTGTTGATGAACCAACTGTAACATCAAATGATCCTGTTAAATGATCATGTGTATGATTTAAGGGAGCATAATTCCCACCACCAGAACTTGTTGGTAAAGTAACTGAGCTTAATTGAGAACCGTTATAATTTTTTAAATATAATGTACTTCCTGAAATACTTAATGTATCACCAAATGCCCCTTTAACCCAACTTGTAGTAGCATATCCAGAAAGAGATTGATGCTGAGTTAAATATCCTTTACCAGTCACCCAATCTTGCGTTGCAAGGTTATAATTCGTAAATCCAGAACTACGTGTAACTCCATCAATTTTAAGACTAATTGAACCACCACCTGTAGAAATCTTATTTCCATATTCATCATAGTAATTTTTAGCATATACAGCATTCCAAGGAGCATCTGTACTTCCGAGGTTACAAGTTCCGCCTTTTTCCAACGAATATGTATCAACATCTGTATAGCTAGTTGATGTTTTTAATTTATATGGAGTTAATGCGGGTGTACCATCGTTATTAATTGCAACCCACATATTATGATTACTATTCATAATTACGGTATGACAATGACCAAATCCTTTATAATCTACAGGAGAACTGTTATTCAACTTAGAATGGGAATGTGATCGTGCAGCGATCCCTAAATTAGATAATGTATTATTTCCGCTTGCCAATTCAACATTATTAATTTTAGGTTTATTTGTAAGTCCATTATAATTAGTTGTGCCGCCTTCACCTAAATTAGCCAGTGAAGTATAAGTTTTTTTATCACCAGTAAGATAAATAGCATCTACATAAATACATGCATATGGATTAGCTGTTGCTCCAATGCTTATCTGAGAAGTAGTATCTTTAGTTTTACTTACTGTAATATTACCATATGCATCGGTTTCAGTTGATAACAAATATGGTAATAAACTAATAGATAACATTCCTGTAGTCGTACTTTCCATACCTACTGCAAAGTTACCGTTTTTATAAGGAAGAATAGTGTGATGATGATTATAACCATTAAAGTCAAATGTGTCTGTTGGTTTCCACATAATTGATTTATATGGCACTCCTTTATACTGTCCTAATGAATCAGTAATATTAAGTTTATTAACATTTAACCATCCATTTGTATTAATATCATCTGCAATTAATGTTAGAACTCTTGCGCCTTGTTCTTTTATCAGAAGCATTCCATGCATTCTTGAAGAGTCTAAAGATGAATCTATCAACCCAAATCCAATTTGAGTTGTATTAGTTCCCCAGTCAAATGCAGTAATTACTTGTACTGAATCAGTTGGTTCACCAGTTCCAACATCGTTATAATAAATAGAATATGATTGCTTTGCAGTAATAGATGTAGCAATAACACTACCTGTAAAACTTCCAGTTGCACCAGAAAGTTCTCCTTTAAAACTACCTCTTGCAGCTTTTAATTCTCCAGAAAAGCTACCTGTTGCTGCAACTAATTCACCAGAAAAACTTCCGGTAGCAGCTGATAGTTTACCACCAAAAGTTGCATTCCCTTGATTATCTATATTTAACTGATTGCCAAGTTTTAAACCATCTGGATTCAAACTTATGGATCCATCTCTGTTACTTAATGAATTTGCAGATATATTCCAACCGCCAATAGTTCCTCCATCAGCGTAAATAGTTCCTGAAAATGTACCAGAGTTAGCATAAAGCTTACCATTTGAATCAACTCTGAAGTTTCCACTACCAAGAGCAATTCCGTCTGTACCAATATACACATTTTTATCTTTTGATATTGATGTTGGTTGTTCAGGAAAGGTATCCATACCAGAATATAGTTTTCCCGCTTCAATATGGAAACCGCCAATACCACCAATATAACCTTTATTAGCTATAATGGTTCCCTCAACAGTGCTGTCACCACGAATATAAGCATTACCATTAGAATCAACAGCAAAATTTTTACCTTTAATAGCACCGTTTTCTGATAAATCAAACCAGATACCTTTTAGTGAATAATTAGATGTCAGATCATCTTCAAATATTTTTGATCTGATTGCATCAACTTTAATAGAATCAGCAGTAATAGTATTGGTATCAATAATACCACCGTCGATTTTAGTTTTACCTGGTCCAGTGTGTGTATTCATTGCAGTGATAATACCATTAATGTCAATGGTGCTGGCATCAATGCTAATATGGTCAGAAATCATCTGAATAAATTTATCAGTAACTGTGAACTCAGACTCTTTGTCACCAGTTACCATAAAACTGATTTTATCTGCATTCTGAGTAATAGAAGAGGTGTTTGCTTTAATTTTTTCTTGAGCTTCAGAAAGATCTGTTTGCATACTGCTTACAGTAGATGTAATCCCAGAAACATTTTGTTTGATATCAGAAAAATCTGTTCGGATAGATTCTTGATCTTTAAGATATTGAGTATTACTAACCTTAGTTTCGATTTGTCCGGTCAGAGTATCTGTAACATTCTTAATCTGCTTTGTGTAGTCATCTGTAATAGTAGTCTTTTCTATTCCCCACCATTGATTTCCTTTACCATCATAAATATTAGTGATATCAATACCACCTTGTTCATTTGGTTCTATGATTTGGAATCCAAGTTTATCTTTGGTAATGGTGGCGTTATTAATCATGTCCCCAAGAATTGTATTATCTGGAATACCTGTCTGGGTAATACCATTTTCATCAAATAAAGCGGCTCTGTCTCCATTTTTAACAATAAAGTTGAAATCCCCTTTACCGTCCATACCAATCTGCACACGAACATTTCCTTTGGAATCATAAAACTGTTGGGTACTTTCTTGAAATGCAATAGTAGGTTTATTGTCTTTAGAGATAAGTACAATTTGATTTGCAAGAGCATTTTGAGCCATTAAATCTCCAACTGCAATTTTCTTTGCGATGAGATTAGTAATAACAGCCTGATCAATTTCTGCATTTTCTACAGTAAGATGAATTGTATGTAATTCTCCAACTCCTGCATGACCTGCAAGAAGATTTTTCACATTAATCATATCAGCATTAATCTGGTTAGATTCTATAATCTTAGCTGACAGCTTTTCAATATTTGCCTGTTCCGCTTCGAGAATACGAGTTGTGATCTTATCTGCGGAAATAAGTTTTACATCGAGATATTTCATGAAAGCAGTATCAACAGTAAGCTTATCAAATACACCTTCTTTTGCTTTCACGAGTTCTGCAATAATTGTATCAGCGGTAATGGTTCCGCCAGACCCGGTTCCTCCAGTGACAGTTCCACCTAACATTGAATTGAATAGAGGATTTGAAAAGATTTGTTTGATAGCTTCTGATGTGATGACATAATCAGAAGTAGAAGATTTGTTGACTGAATTAACACGACCACCATTACGGTTGGAAGTATTAAGGGCATCGTTTAAAAGAGTATTATAATCATTCCTTTTAGCTTTGTACTGAATCATATTGCTAAAAGTAACTTCCATAGATTCATCTAAATCACAAGGATTATATGTGATTTCAATTACTCTTAGTTTAATATAATTAGTATCAGTGATTCCTACACGCACAAAATCATTTACCGCAAGCTGTTCATGGTACTCCTTAAATTCTGGAAGAGCGTATACATTCTCTACATCATCAGTATATGTATATTGTGGATGTGATTCCACATACAATTCTTCCAATGCATCGTCATAAAGAACTTTAGACTTATCTACGGCATCAGCAGTACTGTCAAGAGTAGTAACAATAATATTTTCATTTGTATAAGTGGATTGGCTATATAAACTCTTAATAATATATGTTTCTTTATCAGTAAAAGCTGAGTATTTGTTCTGTACTTTACCAAAATTTTCAAGTAACACATCTTTTGCAATCTGGTTTCGTTTCTCTTGAATTTCAGGTTTCTTAGCCGCATCATATTCAGCTTGACGTTCCTTTAATGCAGTTTCAGCCTGATCTTTTAAATTCAAATAATCCAGATATTTCTGATGCATTTGAGTGAAATATGCCTCTTCGTATCCAGAAAGAGGATTATAACCATCTGCATAACCACTCTTTTTTAATTCTTTAATACAGCTATCGTAAGTTGAAATCTTTACTTTTAATTCTGAGATTCCATATAACTTCCAATCAGTTTCATAAGCTTTTATAATATTTTCAGATTGCGTGAAATACCCAAACTGGCTAGGTGAATCGCCCATCTCTAATTGCATACCGCATATAGTGAAATCATTAGTTCCAGCGAATGCTACATCAATTAAACGAGAAGAAAGATTAAAAGAAGTATAAACTCTTGTCCAAGAAGATGTAATGTTATAAGCAACATTCTTTCTATCTTCTCCAGTGTTATTATAACCAAGATAAAATGTACCGGATCCTTTTACAAAACAACTAAGAGTATATCTCTGAGATGGTTCAATACTAATATTGTGTTGATAAATTCCTCCATTAGTACCAGTTACTTTAACTCCACGAGTGATTCCATAAGCAGGAGCATCATCAATTTGTATAGTTTGAAAAGAAGAAGTTCCAGGGTTTACCATATACCAATCTTGGCCCAACACAATCGGATTTACACATGAAATAATATTTCCTTTACCGAATCCTTCTACGGTTTCGTCTTGAGCTTGTAATGCAGCTACAATAGATGGAAGAGTGTAGTTCATAATTGATTCATATAAAGGCCAATCATGTGACTTTTTTAAAGCTTCTAAATCAAAATTCTTTTCATCATCAACATATAGAGCTTCTAAACCCTTAATGATTGCCATGTTAGCATTATATGCATCTTTTAAATCTTCAACTTTTTTCCCGAACCAATTTGTTTGAGCAGTATCAATTGGGACTCTATTCATTAATTCAGTAAGAACTTCCAAATTTTTATTATATTCTTTGGATAAATTAATAAACTCTTCTCTGCGGGACTCTCGGTAGCTTTGCCATGCATTATATTTTTCTTGTAGTGAAGTATCCATGTAAGGCTCACATATAAAATAGGAAAGATCAGTAATTACAGAATCACCAAAATTGACTGCATCAATATTATAATCATCTAAGCCTTCAACATAAAATTGTGTAACTAAATTTTCATCTCTGGAAATAGTTATACTATTCTGAATGTTTCTAAAACCCAAAACTACATTTGTATCTTTACCTAAGCTGTCAGGTCTATAAACATTTATGGTCATATTTACAGTATCAAACTCAAACACACATTTATAGGCTTGTGCGGCCTCTTGTGTTAAGAAAGCATATACATTTTGATCGTCTACTTCAAAGTTACATATATTATTAGGGAGTAATTTTCCATCGTCATCAGGAGTAATATTATCCACATAACCTATATGCCAACCAGGAACATCTGCATGTTTTAATACTAAATGTAAAAAACTTAGATCTTCATTTTCTGAATCATAAAACTTAATCTGATAAAACTTATTTGTATCATGAGTTGCCTGATACATCATTTCATAGGAATCTTCTTCGCCCATATTAATTTTAAAGTTTTTCAGTTTATATTGAGTAAGCATGATTTCATAAGACTCAGCAGTAATCTCTTTAGTTTCACGCAAACCATCATTATTAATAGTTGGCGGATCTACTATTTTGAACCAAATGCCATCACAGTATAGCTCCATTAGCTCATCAAGTTCTTCATACCCGTCAGTAACAGTATTGTTTATGTATTTATCAACAGTAAATGTTAATTCAGCTGTATTATTAGTTTTTAACGACAATGAAGCGGTAGATGTATCAATGCCTCCTAGCGCACAATATAATCTTTTGCCAGGTTTAGCTAAATAAATAATAGAAGGCTCAGTACGTCCATAAATATCATACTTATGATTTATTTTCACCCAAACGCACCCACCTTTCTTGGTTCTCTATAAATAAGCTCAAATGTAGCATCACCAGTGAATCTTAATTCATTTTCACCGTAAGCCAATCTAAGCCAGTATATATTATCTATATCTTTTACACCCAAATCTTCAAAACTTATAATTGAATTAGTAATGTCATATATTTTTAAATGCTGGCAATCAATATAAAAGTCATCATCTTTTAAAGCATTTATTTTCATTGTTCCGTTATTGTCTGTTACATTTTGGATTGTAATAGTGCCATGGCTTTTAGGGGAAATTTTAATAAGAGGATAGATGTAATCTTCATGACAGTCAGAAGTGTTGTTAATTATATAAGTTTTTGGAAGAGTAGAAGAAGAGGTGATATTATGCGTAATCTCAGGAGTGTAACCATATGGACTGTCGCAAGTGACTGTAAAATTCATTTCATATGGGAACACAACATGATCAGTAGTAATTTCTGTGAATGTAGCAAAGAACTCTATATCTTCGTAGAAGTAGTCACCACCAAGTATCTTAAATAATTTTGGTGTTTGTGGAGAAGTTAACCAGCCATTAATAATACGGATATTGCTTGAAGAAAGGTAATCAGTATCATTCATCTGTATAACACCTAATTTAACATCTGGTATGTACTCCAATGGGAAAGTAATAATACCATTTTTCAATATAGGAGTACATTTTTCTGGGTATGTAATGATTCCACTAGATAATTCAGGTGTCACATTTATATTGTGACAAGGATTTTTCATGATGCTAAGTGTAAAGCTATAATTATCGTCGTACACTGTTCCAAAATGATTTTCTCTTGCTCTATATCTATTCTTTTCTCCTAACTGTAAAGATCTGCTTTCAAGATTATCATTGTCTGTGATTCCAGTCATTATAATCCCGTATTCACTAGAATTATGTCCATCAAATTCAAATTGTAACATTTATTCACCTCTTTCATTTTATAATTTCATACAATAAAAGAACTGCCGAAGCAGTCCTTTTATCATCTAAGCTTTCTCCAGTCTCTAGTCATATTTTTGTTAATAATTGTAGAAACTTTGTTTGCGACATCTTGGATGTCTAAATCATTACTCATATTTGCTACATTAATGTTCACTTCGTTGTTGATAGTATAATCATTATTTGTGGCAGTAGGAGTAACCGGATTAAACATATTGGTAAAGTCATTCATTGCAGCAATAGAAGGTTTGAGCAGACGAGTAAATTCCTCGGTCATTACTGATTCGCCAACTTTTGCACCAATGAATCCATGATCTCCGTTACTAATAATAGCCTTACCTAAAAGAGTGCTCATGTCAGCAGGTATTAGTTTATTTATTATTCCACCAGTAGCAAAACCATATGATTTATACTTTTGAAGTATCTGATTTTTTAAAGCAGAACCCCATGAATCATATTTTTTAACACCTGGAGTACTAATTCCAAGAATATCTGCAAGCTGTTGCATTTCTTTTGGTCCGACTTTCTTACCTTTAGCATTAAAATATCCTATCAAAGGACTCACTCCGGCAGGAACGTCTGTTGCACCATCTGGACGATTACTCAAAGAATTTGTCCAGTCTTTCAGATATGCCTTTTTGAATCCTTCAACTGCGACATCAGACTGGTAGCTATGATTAGCCCCATTCTGATATGCATATTGCATGGCGGCTCTTAAGTTATCTCCAGAAGTAACATCAATACCTGCATTAGCTGCATAGGATTTAATTGCTTCGTAATGAGCATTTGGCATTACATGAACGGTACAAGTAGCTTTAGCAAGACCACCACCGCCAATAGCAGTAATGATACATTTCCTTGTTTTAGATTCATCTCGTGCCATTAAACCATTCTTATCAAGACCTGAAGACACACCACGAACTGTACCATCAGAAGAAACTTTTGCAATAGATTCATCAGAACTTTTCCACTCAATATCAGAGTGTTCCGGTTTGCTTGGTGACCATGTTGCTTTAAGCTGCTGTTTAATATGGTCATAAGTTAAATAAATATCAGTAGCGTTTAGTTTTAAACTGTATTTCTTATTATTAACTGTACCTGGAGTTTCATTTCCAGCACCAGTGGAGTCTTTATTGCTATTAAATGTATTGTGAATACCATTCTCAGCACCGGTATATGTATTATTACCAGTTGTAGAACCACCTTGTCCATTGCTTGTTCCGTATGGAAGAGTAACTTTCATATTAGAAATGGTTTCTAATGCTTTTATCTGTTGAATCAAACTTGTATTGAAATCAGCAGACTTACCTATCATAGTATCAAATGTGCTAGACACCTTAACACCATACTGATCCATCACAGTATGTAAATGTTTATATGTGTTATCATAATTAGTGGTTACATTGGTAAGCATTCCACTAATAATAGCTTCCTGAAACGAAGAATTTTTCTTTACTGCATCAAGTGTATTATCAAGAGCTTTATTTGCTTCATTAGAGAAATTCTCATAGCCGGTATTTTTCATATCGACTTCGTGTTGATGCATGGTATCTGCCATATCATCTTCGGCATCTGCAAGTTCTGCACGTAATTTCTCAAGACGAGCTTTGGCGGCAGCATTACTGGTTCCTTCAAGGGCAGCTATCTGGGATTTAAGAGTATTAATATCTTTAGACTTCTTTTTTAAAGTTTTGTCATAATCGTAATATTTCTCTTTAGCAGAAAGAGCGTCTTTACGCTTATCAATATTTTCCTGAAGTAAATCATTCTCTTTCTTAATTTGAGTCTCATACATATCAAGCATATTCTGTTTCAGTTCAGAAAGAGCAGTAGATTCTTGTTGAATACCATCAAGAAGTTGTTTGCTTTTCTCATTGTATTCGTCTAAGCTGTAACAACCATTTTTATATTGTTCTTCAAGCTTATTAAGACCTTCCCTATAGTTAGCAATCTTTTGTTTTGTCGCATCTATAGATTCTTGAGTTAATAAAATGTTAGTTAATCCATTTGTAGTAAATGAACCATCATCATTGTAAAAACTTTCAGCGTCACCGAGAAGTTTTTGCATAGTCTGATATTCAGTGATAACATTTGATAGTTTATCTTGTGCATCATCAAATGGTTTCCAGCGAAGTTCCATGATTTCATTTTTCAGATTTTCTATATCACTGCCGATTTTTAAAATTTGTTCGTCAATCTGTGCTATAGAATCAAGATACTTCTGAGCTTCTTCATTGTTCATAGAAGAAAAATGAATATCATAGTATTCGGCTTTTTCTGCACGAAGCTTTTGAAGTGCATTAATCTGTCTCGCATTAGATTTAATGCGCTCCTGATAAATCTTTTCGTTAATCTGATACTCAGGATTATCATTTGCTTTTGCGTAATCAATTACTGCATCCTGCTTGGAACCTGCACGCTCCCAGCGGTCAACAGCCCATTGTTTTATCTGTTCACGATTATCTTGTAAAGCCTGAACTAATTCAGCAGCTTCATTTTCTAACTTAACAGCCTCTGTCTGGAGACTATAAAGCTGTTTCTTCATCTTTTGGTATTCTGGATCGACAGTTTTATGTCCATTTACCTTAAGATATTCTTTCATCCTACCTTTATATTCTTTTATTTCTTTATCAGTAAGACGTTTCTGTTCATTGGTATAATAGAGTTCCTTTTTCATGTATTTTTCATATTTAGAACCAGGTTTCTGATTATACCCTTGTGAGATTCTCAATTCCTGTTTAGCTTTGTAATAGTCAGCTTTATTCTCACGTTTACCTATGACGGTGTCATAAGCTTCAATAACACGTTCGACCTTTGCTTTAGCTAAATCTTTCTGTGACTTAGTGAGTTCACGAATCGCTTTGTCACAATTCAAGATTTTTTCATACCATTCCTGATATGCGTCAACACGTTTCTTATCATCTTCGGATAAACTTTCAATATTGATTGTACCATTCTGGACTTTCTTTTTCAGTTCGTCAGATAAACCAACAGCAGAAGCAACTTCATTTGCTTTAGCTACGTATTTTGCTCTGGAATCTTTTTGTGTCTGTAATTGTTTATTTAGATTTTTAAGTGCTTTATCATAATTCTTCTCAGAAGACTTATAATTACTATAATCGCTTTCAGCGATATCTTGATACTTTTCAACGATTCTCTCTAAACGATCAAGAGCAGTTTCTATCCAGTCTTTAGCTTGAGTACTTACTTTTTTAATTGTATCATCTAATTCTGATGTACCGTCTGCATAGGCAGGAGCAAGGGTCACACCGGAAGCAGTGCCTTGTGCATATGCTCTAGCATGACCATGCGTAGCACCATGTTTTAATAGATCCTCTGTCTGAGTAGCTGAAAAAATGATGTCACCTTTTTTCAAATTCTCAATATGAGCGCCACCAGGAATAAGCGACCATACACCATCACGCACTATGGATTCAGAATGACCGTTGATGCCTACCTCATTAACAAGGGCTTGCTCATCATGTTTAAGTGCTACTTCTCCTTTTGCATGAGCAGAAGAGAGAGGTTTCATATTAAGAACATTATAAGCTGTGCCGGAAGCATGAGCAACTGATGTCATTGTGCCAGAAGCTTGAATCTTTTTAGTATAAACAGCAGTACCAAAAATAGTTGGAGCAGTTTTAGGATAACTACCAAGACTATAATTAGCTGTACCTGAAATGTCTGGAGCTTTTGTAGGATGTTCTCCAAGAGTAAAATTAGCTTTTCCTTCAATGTCATCCGCTTTTTCAGGTTCTTCACCTTTAACATAATTTACAGTAATACTTGCAGGATCGGATTCAATCTGAGCTTTGATAGCTTCTGCATTTCCTACATTATTTTCATTTACACCAATAGCTATTTGGACTTCTGGTGGGAGAGCAGCAATTTCACTTATAAGACTTTGAACTTTATCATCTTGAACAATTGCATCAATAGATACATTCTTATCTTGCAATTCGGCTATTCGTGACTGAAGTTGGTCTACTAAATCTGCACCTTGGGTCTGTGCAACGACTTCAACTTGTTTGTCATGTACTTGTTGCAAAGCATCAATAAGAGCTTGTACTTTATCTGCTCCCTCAACATCATTCTGAATTAACAAAGATTTTTTTTCATTGGTTAATTCTTCTATTTTAGAACTAATATCATCAATAGACATCGTATTAACATCAAAATCTAAGTCAATACTTCCCATTTTTCCGTCTGCTGCAAGCGCTTGCACATCGGCAAGAGCGTCATCAACAGAAGTTGTATCAACATCTATTTTGATTTTATCACCAATATCTTCATTGGATAATTGTAATAACTGATCTTCGGCAGTTTGAATATTGTCTGTATCTACTAATTTGATACCTGAATCAGTCTGAGCCTGTTGTAAGGTTTCAAAAGCTGCATTGGCATCTTGAGTAGCCTGATCAAGGGTGTTGTCCATACCATTCTGATAAAGTTGTGTTTGCTGATCCATTTCATTCTTGGCTTGCATGAAATCTTGAGCAGCTTGTACGACATCTGATGATAAACTAGACTGTCCAATAGCAGAAGAACTATATTCAGCATTCTGTTCTTGAGCAATAGCGGCTTTGTACATTGATTGCACCTGTTCTCCGCCAGTAATCTCTGGATGATATTTACCATCACGATCTCTATATTTATTTACTTCTTCCTGCAAGTCAGCTACCTGTTTATGAGCAGTATCTAAATCAGTAGTATCAAAATCAAATGTGTATGTTTTGCCAGTAAGGTCAGACAATTCGTCCTGTGCATCTTTAGC